AAAAGGATGGAACGGTGCATCTGACCATCATTCCGGGTAAGGTAAAGACCATCAAACTTTGACGGATATTGAATTGTTTGGGTATGGAGTGGGTAAATTTCAGTATATCACGGGTATTTGATGAGGAGAGCAATTAGTGTAAAATAGTTTTTACGCCTTGATGTTATAATCTTTACATAAAAGAAAACAATTCTATCGTTGAAGCTCTTACGTGGGATACCGCTTTCAAGAACATAAACGAACCAAGCGGATGGGCCATGAAAGGGATACATGAAGAAGCCTACCAATAAATCCGGCATCAATTGACATAACAAAATCGGATAACTGAAAAATTATCCGCTTTTAGTTTCTTTATTTCGAAAGAAAGATATATATTTGCAACGCTTTTTCAGAAAAGCACCCGATATTGCAGAAAAAACAGTTGCCGAAATGGCTCAGTTGGTAGAGCAATTCATTCGTAATGAATAGGTCCCGGGTTCGAGTCCCGGTTTCGGCTCAAGGGGGGTCAAAATGCTCCCTTTTTTTATTTTACGCCAATAGGCTATAAATCAATATATTACAAACCTAATCGACTGATCTTCAACGTGTTTAAGTAATCTTACTAATGATTACTTCCGTTACTGTGCATTACTTATCATTACACTGTTGAACTATTTGTGATACCAATTTGTTCCTGGTATCACAGCTGGTATCACACTTGGTATCACATTTACCATAATTAACAAATTATAAACTAAAAAGAAACAGTATGGAAACATGGAAAATCAAGCCGGTATTCGACAGAAAAAAGAAAGCAACACCGGAGAAATCAGCTAAGGTTGAAATTGAAATTAAATTCTCACGTACAGAAAGGAAATGGATCTCAACAGACATTGAACTGTATTCAAACCAATGGGATGGAGAATTTGTGGTACGTCACGCTAAATTCAAACAATTAAATAAAGCAATAACCCAATATGTAAAAAAGTTTGATGATATTATCAAAAATATAAGAAAAGAAGGAAAAGACATCAATCTAAAAAACTTTAATATTTTTTATAACGAAAAACACGTAAAGTCTAAATCGTCATTTTTAGATTTCGCTTATGACGAGTTACAAAGAAGGGATCTTAAATGGTCAACCAAACGAGCGCACCTTATAGCACTGGAAGCTCTAAAACGCTCCGGAGTAATTAAAACATTTGACGATATCACTCCTGAAAATATAGCTTTATTTGACAGGTTTATAAGAAGAGAAGATTCAACAAGAGGACAGACAACAATACATGGATACCATAAGAGAATAAAACCTTATATTAATGAAGCGCTTCGGCTTGGACTTATCGAGGACACACCTTACAGGGTATTCAAAGATAAACATGGTAGATATAAAACAAGACAGCCTCTCACAATGGACGAACTGCAATCTATCCGCAATATAGAGTTGAATGATCGACAATTACAAAAAGTACGTGACCAGTTTATATTTCAATGCTATACCGGCTTATCATGGGTTGACTTATACATGTTTGATTATGACAGATGTACTGTAGAACATAACGGAGTTGCATATATAGACGGAGAACGTATCAAGACCGGGACCAAATTTTACACACCTATACTTACTCCAGCAATGGAAATATTAAAAAAATACGATTATAAATTTACAGTCCCTACTGTACAGTCATTTAACAGAAGCCTTAAAATCATAGCTGAACTTATCGGCTTAAAAAAGCCCTTAACCAGTCACATAGCCCGACATACATTCGCTACCACTGTTGTTTTAGCAAATGACGTACCTATCGAAACGTTGTCTAAGATGCTAGGGCACACAAAGGTTTCAGTCACACAAGTTTATGCAAAAATTCTAAATAGTTCAGTAGAAAAACATGCGGAAAAATTAAACAGTATTATATAAATCCATCCGTTGTGCTTATGAGTTATCGCTTTTAGTTCATAGGCACAACGATATCACCCTTGCCAACACGGCAAGAGGTATCAGCCTGTATATCCACCTCTCTATACGTTCCATCGCATCACAGCAAGTAAACGACAAAAATACCAGTGAGGCACATCATCAGCATGTTCAAGCAATATGTTCAACTTATCTTCTTTCATTTTTAAACATAAAAAAAGCGGTAAAACCGTTGGGAATTACCGCTTTGAAATCTCTATAAAGAATAAATATCCTTGCATTAGGTATACCTACAATCATTGAAGGGTAAACTTGTGGCAAGGACGTAGACTTAAATTGTTGCCAAGAAAGAGGACAAACTACTCATGTCTTCGAACTCTTTTATTTCAGATTCACTTTGTCTGAAAACTCTTTTTGAATTACGACCGTTTGTTACAGCCTCCAACATGGATTTTACAAAATTAGACATGTTTACCAAAGAAACATTCTTATTTTCTTCCATCACATTATATAACTCATCCGTGAAGGAACGAGACACAAATATCACTCCAGAGAAATCTAATATAACGTCCTCTTTAATGCCATCAATGGCAGATCTTATAATATCCGCATTAGCTCTTGAACGGATATCCGTACTAATCAAATCCGCAATTTTTAACATCGTATTCATATATTTATTTTTATCGAGTGTATTTATTATAGTCAAAGTCCAATGGGACCTTAACCGGAATTCTCATTAGTGTAGATGTATGGGGGTATCTTTTTTTTGCACCTTTAGATTGCAGACAAAACTACAATTCGAAGAAATTATTTATCAATTTTTTTCATTTCCTTCGCTGTCATTTTAAGAGCTCTTTTAATTATAGGCAGTTCTTTTTCTTGTGGCAACTGTTCAGGTTTGCGCCCGGTATTTTGTTCTACTATATTTCGGACTTGTCTTCCAACAGTATAGTGCGTTTGTTCTAAATTAGCTTGTCCAGATATTTGTTTGCTCTTTATAAGCTCTTCAGTTTGGGTAACACGGAATAGATTGGCAGCAAGTTCGGTACGGCTCATTCTGTCAAATAGCTTCCCTTTTTTAACGCCACGTTTCTTTTCAAGCTTCCACGATTCCATATTATACATGCCCAGATAACCTGCATTTTGAAACTTTGCATAATCAGTAACATTTGCGGCTTTTGCCGTTGAAGCAAGAGATTTGTTCCCATCTGCAAGCTCTTCACGTATTAGCACGCGGTCTATTTCCTGATTATTTTCAATGTATAATTCAAATTTTCGTGTTTGCTGTGCAAAATAAGCTTGCGCCAATGCTACCTCTGGCTTCTTTGGATCGCCATTCATAGCAGCAAGGTAACACGCAAAACGTGTAAGTTTGAAATCTTGGAATTCAACGCCATTATTATTGCGTTTCACAGCTATTATATTTTCATAATGAGGAATGTTGAGCGAAACAAAAGCCTTTGTCGCGCGGTCAAGAACTTTACAAAATGCTTTCATATCATTATATCCAAGCATAACCATTACTTCTGAGGCCCACCAATAAACGATGCCGTTTTGGTTTTTAAAGTCTTCAAAAGAAAGAATCGCATTGTTGTTTTCTTGTTCCATTTCCATCTATAATTTAAAATTCGGCTCAAAGATAGAATAAAGTATTTGTTATTCCAATATATATCTATAATTAAGATATATAATTTTATTGGATTTATGTATATAATTTCACGACTATTTTGTAAAAACGGTAATTCCAACAAGTCAAAGAACGCTTCTGTTCGATTATTATTTTTCCAGTCCTTTTCTGCAATGTTCACATAAGAACTTTTTGGCTACAGGAAACATCTTTTGACCGACATATCCACTGAGATATTGCGCTTCCTCTCCATAAGGATCAATCCCGAAAGCCTTGGAGATATGCCGGCACAAATGACCTTTTTCGTGATCCCACGAATTTTGAAATTCTTCGGGAGTAGAGGTTAGTGAGATAACCATTACTGTTTCTCTTCTCCTGTAGTCCGAATAGGTTAGACCGGTATTCATTCTGCCTTCGGTCAGATTGCGATACGCACGCTTGAGGGAATCCCCCCTGCATCCTATACGGTATAGGTCCATAATGATCCGATCCGCCCAATAGGTGTGTACCGCATAATACACTTTGACGTGCCAGTCTCCATATTTCGGTATGTAGAACTCCTGAATAATCATATCACATCCGACCAGATTACAGGAATCCCTTTACCTATACAGGTGGCAAAGAACTCGTCAAACGCCCTGCAAGGATCGCCATCAATATCATCAAGGTAGCATTTTATATGCTTGCATAAGTGAGCCTCGTCAACCAATGATTTTTTATAGAAATCCGCTTTCAGCATGTTTGCGACATAAGCAACGTCATAACCCTTGTCGTGCTCAATGGTAATTCCGTTCGCTTTCAGCATATCGTCCACTTCATCTTTGCTCCACGGCTCCAGCTTTTTCTCTTTGCCCGTGGCTTCGTCTTTCACCTTCATTTTTGAAACGGCCCATTCATAAAGTTTCTTGCTGAAATGGAATCCATACGATTCCAAGTAAAGTTTCATTCCTGATGGGAATTTGCTATATGTATCCAATCTCTGTTCCATAACTTAACTTTAATTTAAAAAGAGGGGCATTCCACCCCTCCACCATTAATAAAACTCACCGTTGGCGCGTCTGCGTCTGCGTTCGCCCATGTCATCCATACGCGGATATTCAGGAAAGTATCCGGGGTATCTGCGTTCATCCATGCCGGATGAGCTTCCACCACCTGAATAACTTCTTCCGCCATCACGGAAACCCATTTCTCCGCGCATCTCTCTCATGGCTTTTTCGTAACCTTTGCGGCAGCCTTCCTTATAGGCTTCCTCCACCTCGTCACCTCTCATACCGAAGCCGCGTCCGTAATCGTCACGCCCTTCTTCTAATATTTCCCACATTCCCATAATCATTTCTTTGTTTTGGATGTTTCAACCACTCCGAGCTGTTCCATGAGCCGTTTGTTCAAATCCATAAGGTCAGACATATTCTTGCTCATTTCCGCCATTTGCCCTTTCAGAGAGGATATTTCCTGCTCCTGACGTTGTTTCTCGGCAAATTCAGGGTTCAAGAGCGTAAGCATCTTGTCACACCCTGCAATGACGGAATTGTGGAAGTCCATGCTGTTGATGATGTCTATGCTTTTCTGTTTCATAGAAGCGACCTCGTTATTCATAGCATCACGCGAGCATGACACTACGATATTCCCGTTCTGTCCGAAGTCGGCTATATCCATGCCGGCAGGAAGATTTTGGAATGTCGTGTTCTGCCCGTTGATGCAGACAACAACATCCACAACCATTTCCATTTGGGGCAACTGTCCCATAGGGGATGCCATAGGATATTTCGGCTTGGGAGCGGAAACGCTGACCACCGGGCCGTATTCGATAAACGGGTTAGCATCCTTATGAAGTATATACAATTGGTTATTGGTACGAAGTGATTGAAACATGATTGTTTAATTTTAAGGAGTGTGGTTATTCCCATTTTGGGAACCACCACAAAACTCCATGTTAATTATTACTTGCTCCGTAAAGAAGCGGTTTCTACTGTAGGAGCCGGAGCCGTTGTCGGTCTGTACCCTCCATTAACAAGATACAATTCGTTGGTGTACTTGTTATAATGAATCTCATAGATGCCGGTTCCAGCCAAGTTTGCAACAGTCACAGGCTCATTGTTATAAGCCATCAACGGTCTTGTGTCCCCATTAGTTCCTATCAATATCGGAAGTGTAGCAGTCGTACCGGCAGGTATAGCTTGTCGGAGACTGATATAGAATCCCCCAACATAATCCCTGTTACGGAACGCATGGTTAGGGAGTTCAAGAGTAACATTCTCCGTACCGACTGTCACAGCCACCGTAGGAAGAGTATTGAAGTTTGCTCTTCCGATTGATGGGAATGGGAATCCTGTAAAAAAGTTAGGCCACATATCTACCTCCTTTCTTACCGGATTAACCCCAGTAGTTGTTGCAACCACATCCACTACGTCCGTATACAGCGTCACCCATATATGCACCGTAGGCGGCTGCACGGAAACAATCTGTATTAATGGCGGTTAAATTGGGGTATTGAACACTCACAGTATTGGGGAGCTTGCATTTGATTCCATCAACATCGCTTTGTAATGCCTGCAATCCGGCTGCCAAAGGAGCAATCTGTTGTCCTACTGCACTCAGGATAGTGGCGTTCTGATTACGCTGGGATATTTCGGCTGTTAAAGTAGCCTTTTCCGCAGTAAGAGATGCGATCTTGTCCTGCAATGCCTGATTTTGAATTGCATCAAGTTTAGCAAGGATAGCATTCGTGTTGGCAGTAGCACCATCACGCAATGACAATGTGTTTTGGTTAGCAGTGTTGATTAATGCGTTAGTTTGGTTGCACATTGCAAGCTGACTCTCGTATCCTTGTGTGGTTACAAGCTGTTTCATATCGCAGCAACAGCTACAGATCTGAGATGTCAGAGCGTTGTTACCTTGCATAATCGCAGTCAGGATACTGTTGGTGTTCTGACCCATTTGGTTACCGAGACCGCAGATTGCCTGTGATACAGAGTTAATACCGGCAAGGATTTGGTCTGAAGAGGTGTTAACAGCTTGGGCTAATGATGCAATGTCCACACCGTTCCGGTTAAGTGTCTGCATGATCATTTCTCTTCCTTCATCGGCACCCTTATTGTTGTTGCCACCGAATCCAAAGTTTCCGTTACCGAAGATGGCTGCAATCACAATCAATGCAATGATATCCTGAAAACCGCCATTGTTACCAAAGAAACCACCATTGCCGTTACCGTTGCCAAGTAACCCCATCAGATATCCTGTGTCAATGCCACGGTTTTGCAAAGACGGAAGGATGGAGGCAAGCAGATTATTAGCAGCACCTCCATTACCTGACGGATCTCCAAAAACATAAGTTCGTTCCATAAGTATTTGTATTTTGTATCCCGGTCAAAATCGACCGTTCACAAAGTACAGAATTAAACTTCTGTTATTCAATTAATTATTTGTTAAGTACTTGTTTATTCTTTGTAAATCATTTGTAATGCTCCATTTACCAATACGATATTTAAAATTATTTTTCAAGCTATTCACACGCTGTTGTGACAATCCTGTAAGACGTACAATTTCTTTTTCTGTTATACCGTTATCTATCAATGTTTTTATCAACAATGATCGTGCGTCCACACATTCCTCTTTGTTAGAGAAAAATATTTCATTTTCTTCTAAGTCAGTCACTCTGCATACAATACTAAGCACAGTGCAATACAAGTCTTTAATTCTCATCTTGAAAAAAATTAAGGTTTTAAAGAACAAATACCAATAGAAATTGTTATTAGCTTAGAAAGTCGCTAACAATTCCTGTTGGTATTGTACTCCTTATCAAGGTGAGATGTGATGGAAGGAGAGCGGCTTTCTTTTTTCCTAAGCCGCAAAAGGATCACTTTTATTATATGAGTTTTTTCTATTATCTGCCACACTTCTACCTGTGGCGGATGATACTTGATGTTGCTATCTCATCTTGCACCTCCCTTCTTCTTTATCAACCAAATGACTACGATTAACAATACTAATATAACACCTATAGATAACTCTCCTAGTTCTAATTTTGTCTTCTGCCACCATGTTAATTCCTTCTCCACAGGATAGGGAACTTCTACCTCTTTCTCCTTTTCTATATAGGCTGTATCGCGGATTGTCCTGTCACGGTAGACTATATGCCACTTGTCAACTAATACTGAATCGCCTTTCTCTTTTACATAGACAGAATCCTTAATGTGAATGGAATCACGTTCATGCACGGTAAGATAAATACTGTCAGTCCTTATTGTTTCCACCGGGACATACCTTATACTCCGGCATGACCCAAACAGCAATAGCAATGCTATCGCTATCGCAATCCATATATAGACCCTTTGTCTCATCCCTCAAATTTTATATCGTTGATACGGTTCATCCAACCACGTTTGAACTTGTTGTTTGCTGGGCGTTTCCGGCATATATCCTCGATAAAATCAAACCGTGCAATCTTGATCTGGTCAAACAGTTCACGCGGATTACGGGAATTAATTGCGGCAAGTGTCTTAGGTCCGACAATGCCATCAGGAATCACGCCAACCAAATCCTGTGGCACTTTAATACCATGTACCCCAGAAGCCCATACAAAATCGCATACTATCTCTGCTATACTTTGGCTTTTTATTTCATCCGCATTCCATCTATCCCAATACAACATCTTCAAGATACTTTTCCAATCGTTATATGACAAATCCATCAACCTTCCGGTCGTAGGTTTTGGATAACCTTTTCTACGACAATATTCCTCATAGGTAGCCATTGTCACACCTACCATAGTTTGTCCTCCTAAATCATCGGGATCATCAGCCCATCCAGATTCTTTAGCCCTTTTATACAAGGCTTCATTTAATTCTCCGTTTTTTTTCGTTATACCGGTTTCCCATTTTATGAGAAACGGTATGAAGTGTTCAATATTTGCCATATTACACATACCTCCATTTAAATCCATAAGCTGTTTTCTTGTAATTTCTACATACTTTTGATACAGTGGATGGGTCCATCCCCAATTGTCTGCAGGCTTCGTTCAAGGAAATCCATTCTTTAATAACTTCGCATGATTTGTTTAATTGAAGAATTGTTTTATTCTTATTGCTATTTATTCGTAGATTCCTCATTTTTTGCTTTTCTATAAAATGAGGGTTGTGGCAATTTTCTTTATGGGTAACATACCTCAGATTTTCTATCCTATCATCACTTCTAATTGCATTGATGTGGTCTACTTCTAATTTATCATTTTTACCAATAAAAGCAATTGCTACCAAATTAGAAACTCTGTACGAACGGCTTTTCCCATTTTTGCATAAGCTAACATACTTGTATCCATCTTTATCTATACCAGGAGATAAGTCACACCCTTTTCTGTATAATTTTCTTCCATTACTACGAATGTAATATCTATCCACAGAGCGAACATTGCCACGGTTACTAACCATGTACATTCCTTCATATCCGTCTATATATCTCCATTCTTCAATAAACGGTGCAAGTTTTCTTACGTCAGCCATTTCTCTTTCCCTCCTTTTCTTTTAATTGCTCTATTAAATTATTAAACCGGCTGTTAATATAGATGCTGATGCCAAAAACACTACCGGCATACAACAGACATTGAGCAAACAACCACAATACACTGTCGTGTATCTGGCCCATAGGTTCCGAGCACACAAAGCCAGCCACAGCCAAGGACGCTCCCAGTACAAGCATCCCCACAGCGGTTGAATACTGAATGTTTTCTTTTGTCTCCTTTCTCATTATACAAAAATTATAGTTCAATCCTTTTTTAATCCTTTAATTACACGTTTTGGATTACCCGATTTTCAAGCTAACCTTTATTTTGTTATACAAAACAAAAAAGAGCCTGCTACGGAAACTAATCCGCAACAAGCTCTTGGCTTTATCAAATATGTAGTATGTCCTTTCGTCATAATCAATGTGGCGTGCATCTTCACACGCTTCCACAAAGATAAATATTGCTTCTTTCTTTCGCAAATAAGAATACAAAAAAAAAAGAACGACCGCCAGCAAAAAGCACAGCAGCCGTTCAATCCACGCCCTACTCTCTATCCCATTTCCCCAAGAAGACAATAGCAAAGATATCAAACAGGTTGTATCCACATGGAAAAAAGGTTAATAAAATATATGTTGTATAATCTGTTATTTTAATTTAGATTAAACAAAAATAATATTTAAATTGTTTGTTAATAAATAAATTAATTTGTTCCTTTGTAGCAGGCAATAGCCTTCATGGTGTGAAGTTACACCATACCCACTTTTAGAACGTGATCACTGTGGAGGCAATTGCTGTATTATAACGGCGGTTGCCTTTATTGTTGAACAATGAAACATTGGTTTAAGATACCTTCTTTAAAGAAGTCGAATAAGGATATGTATAGTGATGCTACTTATCATGGTAAAGATGATGGTGGTAATTTTATTTATGTTCCTAAATGGGTGGAAAATCTGTTTTCTGGCAATAGAGGGAATATAGATTTTGACATGTCGACCGTTGAAGGGAAATCAAGAGCCTTACATAAATGTTGGCCGTTTGCAATGGTTCTAGATCATTGCGGAAGAATGATGCAGAATGGGCGGTATTATGTGACGGATATTAACGGAAACGAGAAGAGGAGTTTCAAAGACATTGTGACTCTTCTGAATCGTCCGAATGTGATACAGAGTGGGCGTTCTTTCATAAAACAGGTTGAGATATCTTTGAAGTGTTTCGGTTTTTGCCCTATTTATACATTAAGAGCTTTAAAATCCGACCTTCCTAAATCCATGATGGTAATACCTCCCGAATTATTCTACATGGAGTCTCTTGGTAAGAGCCCATTTACTCAAACAGAACTTTCTTCAATTTCTAAAAGGGTATATATACGTTGGGGAAATGAGAATATAGAACTTGGTAATGAGGAGTATTTTGTCATATACGATTCGATAATGGATATTCCAAGTAATAATGGAGGGAGAATTACCTTCCACTCCCCTGTGGACGCATTATCTACTCATACTCGAAACTATATGGCTCAACTGATAGGGAGAGGAAACCTTATTGTTAATGGAGGACCTAAAGGGATACTATACGGAAATGATACGACTGACGTAGGGAATGCAGCTATTACTCCGTCTGAATCCAAGAAATTGCAGGATGATTTCAAAAGGAAATATGGTATAGTGCATAAGTTGTATGAAATCATGGTGACTCCTAAGAAACTAGGGTGGATTACATTAGGGTCAAATACAGACCAATTGAAGCTTCATGAGGAGGATAAGGCGTGTTTGGAAGCGATAGCTCAGACGATAGGCTTTGACCCCAATCTGATTATACAAGGAAGTACTTATGATAACTCTTCTCAAGCAAAGAAAGCGGCATATCAGGACCTTATTATACCTGACAGTGAATCTATAACAGAGGCTCTGACTAATGCTATATGTAAGGACAGGGCAATAATCAAAATGGACTTCACTCATGTCCCTTGCCTTCAAAAGGATATGAAAGAATTGGCGGATGCCTTGTCTACAGCCTCTAATGCTGTAGCTTCATTGTATAACAATCGGCTGATTACTTTTGAAGAGGCAAGAACCGAAATGTCCAATTTTACAGATATTGATCCTGATAATCCTAAGGGAGAATTTAAAAGTGAAATAAATAATGATGGAGACAAGCAAATACAAAAACAGGCTGGGGAAGCAGTATAAATCCTTAGCTTTTTATGCAAAGGAGATACAATATGATTCTGGCAGCAGAACTATCAGTGGCTATGCTGCGGTTTTCAATAACATTGATAAGTCCGGTGACATGCTCCTGAAAGGTTGTTTTTCAAAAAGCATACAGGAGAGAGGTCCGGGAAGCTCTGCTAATGATAAGATTATCATGTTGTGGATGCATGACATGCATGAGCCTATAGGACGCATTACGCTTCTGCAAGAAGATGAGAAAGGGCTTTACTTTGAAGCGTATATTGATGATGTGGAAAGAGGAAATCAAGCGTTGAAGCAGCTTGAAAGTGGCACTTTGAACCAGTTCTCTATAGGTTATAGTTATGTATGGGAAAAATGTGAATATGACAGGGAACGTGATTGCTTGGTTGTAAAGGAAGTCATTCTGTATGAGATATCCGTAGTGTCCATAGGATGTAACGGAGAAACTGAATATCTTGGTCTGAAATCGGCAGAAGAATATGAAAGTGCGTTGAAGTCACTTCCGGTTGAAATAAGTGATGTATGTAAAGGACTTCCGATAAGAAAGAGGGAGGAAATCCAAATGTTAGTAAGAAAAGCGATGTCACTCGCTCGATACAAGCCGGCAGACAAGCCACTTGATGAAGAGGGAGCCGATGAAAAAATAAAACTATTTACAAAACCTTTAAAACTTAAAGAAGCATGAAATTTGACTTTTTAAGCAAAATTGATTTGTCGGTAATGGATGAGGTTTCCGTGAAGTCATTACAGGCGTTGCAGGACGCAATAAACGCTACTGTAGACGATTTCATGGGCGATATTATCGACAAAAAAACTTTTGAGGATAAATTAAATGAGGTTTCTCAAAAGATAGATTCCGAAAAGGAATTGGAAACAGTGCGTAAGGAACTTGGTGAGATGAAAGAGATAATCGTTCGCATGAAAGGTGCAATGCATAAGAATGAAGACGGGCAAATGGTGTTCAAGTCTGTAGACCAACAGATTGAAGAGCAACTGAAGGATTTCATCACAGTAGGCAAGCATGGAGAGAAAACTGTGGACTTGAAAACGGCTTGTAAGCAGTCCCCCGGTTTTAAGAAAAGCCTTACGCTTGTTATAAACAAGAAGGAGATTGAGCCCTTGAAGAGTACGGGTGTGGCACCACATTATAACATGACAATTGATAGTCAGTTATCTGTTGATCCACGTTCCCAGACTGTAATCCGTAAATTTGCCAATGTGGCAGCAATATCTACACGATCATTGACTTATGCGGAGTTCAATCCAGGTGAAGAAGAAGCTGAATGGGTTCCAGAAGGCGGTCTTAAGCCTATGATGAGCGGTACATTGGCAGAAGTTACTATCAATGCTGGCAAAGTGGCTCTTGGCACAAAAGTAACTGAAGAAACATTATCTGATTTGCCTCAGTTGGTTGCGGAGGTTAGGGCTGAGATTATCAATCGTATTGGTTTGAAAGAAGAAGAAGGTATTCTGTCTGGTACTGGTTCCGGCGGTCAGATTAAAGGGATTGGGAGTGATATACCTACATTCTCTTTGACAGCTCTGAAAGTAGATAAGCCCAACACTTATGATGTTATTGTTGGTATGTATACACAGATTGTGTCAATGTCCAATATGGCTTATCGTCCAAATCTTGTGCTTATGCATCCTCTTGACTATGCGCAGATGCAGTTGACTAAGGATGTTAATGGACAATATCTCCGTCCTTTCCGTATTGGTGATGAACTGATTCAAGGTTTGAGAGTGGAAACCAGCACTGCAATCAAACAAGGTGATATTTGGGTTGGCGATTTTAACTATCTTAACATCCGTGATGTATGGGTTCTTACCATTACACTTGGATGGGAAAATGATGATTTCACTAAAAATATGGTGACTATCCTTGGTGAAAAACGTCTTATGGTGTATATTAAAAAGCAATATAAAACTGCATTTGTCAAGGATAAGATTGCGACCGTTATTGAAGCTATAACCCCTGCCGGTATTGGCGGATAAATTTATTAAACATTATGAAAGTAAATTTGACTAAAACTTATGAGGTTGAGTTCGCAAAGGACGGGGCCGTTTATAAAAAAGGTGATAAAGTAAGTGTTAATATGTTACTTGCAGGTAAGTTCTTCCAAGATGGACGTGTTGCCACTGTTCCTTCGGAATTGATGGAGGACGCTAAGAAAATCGGTGCTGAAGATTTGTTCAATAAAAAGAAGAACCTCAAAGATATTGTGTAATGTTGGTGGATTATACTTTTTTCCAAGGTGGTATTCTTGATATCGAAGGTGCAGTATTGAATATACATACTCCTTCTGAGACTAATAAGGCAATTGTTGACAGCCTTCAAGGCTTTGTAATGCAATATGAGCCGGAATATTTAGAGAAGCTCCTAGGGGAAAAGTTGTATAAGGAATTCTCATCCTATATTTCCAACGATGAAAAAACTAAGGAAAAAAGATGGGATGATCTTATAGCGCATCTTGTCATGAAATATAGTGATGGCGATAGGGAGATTTCCAAATCCCCCATCGCCAACTATATATACTTCCATTACTTGAGACATAATCACACTCAGGCGACTATTACAGGAGTGAAGGCTGATGGAGATGATGGTCGTCTTGTAAGTCCCGAAAGGAAAATGATGTTTGCATGGAACGACATGGTAAGAATGAATATCAGACTTGTGAGATGGCTTCAAGCCAATAATGCGGACTATCCGGATATCGCCACCGATTTCGAATTGATGGAAACAATTAATTCTTTTGGGATATGATAATTGATATAATATCAGATGTATGTGCTTCCTTGTCAAAAAGAATGGATCAACAGATAAATTACATATATGGTGACAGTTCTTATATAAGGGAAACACTTCTTCTTCTTGGGAAAAGCAGGGTGACAGCATCGGGGAAATTCCCAATGATAGGGCTGTATGTTCCCTTAGACGAGGAAAGGGATAGTGAGAATTATTTTTGTAAGGCATCTGTAAACATAATAATCGCTACCAATACACTGGAAAAGTATACAAATGAACAACGTCGTGAGATATCTTTTGAAGGTATTCTTCGACCTTTGTATTACGGATTCATAGAAGAGTTAAAAAAAAGTGATAAATTTGATTTCGGTTACTCCGGTATTGTAAGCCATACATATTCAGAAAATTATAGTTTTGGAAGACGTGGTGCTGTTGATGTTGACGGTAAGGAAGTTGGCGAAAAGATAGATGCTATTGAAATAAAGAATTTGGATTTAACAGTTAAAAATCAGAATTGTTATGCGAACAGATATTAGAGAGTGCGGCAGCACGTCCGGATTTAATACTGGAATGAGTTACTGCCCCCTGCAACCGGACAAGGTCGCAGGTGTTATATTGGTCATTCATGGCAAAAAACTGCCCAAAGAATTGACTGCTGAGGCTTTGGAGGAAGCCTGTCATGCTGATTATCCGGACAGAATTTATCCTATTACAGGATTTTCGGAATACGCGGTAAGCGGCGGTGAACCCAATACAACAGAAAATGGTTATGCCGGGTCGGAAATAACGGGCTATTCGGCAAGGACGGATACATTCACGTTGCGTAAGTTTAATCTAGCTTTACAAGCTAATCTTGTAGCCAACAAGGATACATTGTTTGATATGTATGTTTTTGACAAGAATAATGTAATCTACGGAGAAGATGACGGGACAGATGAACTTGCGGGTTTTGCATTATCTGGTGTTTACCCTACAGGACAGGCTTATGATTCAAGCGGTCAGAAGGCTTATCTTGCGTTTAATGCGATGTATTCCGATACCGAGAAGATGATGAAAAACATGTCTGTAAAGCAAGCGGGTGTCAATTTGGAAAATGTTCTCAAGGGATTGAATTACGTTGAATTTGTCAAAATGGCATCTCCTGAGAATACATATAAACTCGTGGATCACTATGACCGCACAGACCTTACTGCATATTATGGCACTGTATTGTCTAATAAGGCTTCAACAGTCGTTTCTGGTGTGTCAGCACTGGAATACAGTAACGGTGTGCTTACAGCGACAGGAGGTGTACCGGTGCTTAAATCTCCTTCTATTTTACAGGCTAATGGGGTCATTGGAATTGAACAATGGGTACAATGAGAATTAATGGAGTCACATTTATAGAATCCGAAGTGGTTAAGCTTTCATTGGATGAGTTTGTCGCTCAGAATATAGATGTATTCTGGAAGGACATTTCTAGAGAAAGGCGGAAATCAAGGCTGGTTTCCGTATATAATAGGATTATCAATAACAGTAATTTAGGAGGCGGGGGAGATTGATCCCCCGTTTTTGCTATGACATTGGAGGAATACGCGAGATGTTGGAAGAAATTGGCTGATGGCATTCAGCCAATGATAAGGGATAAGATGGAAAGGGATGTTCCTCAGTTTGAGGAATATATACGAGAACAGCTATATAGTGGTGTTGATGGCGATGAAAGTCCTTTAATTCCCGGATATACAGAGGACCCATACTTTAAAAAAGCTTATGGAGAGCATTGGAGGAAAAATGCCGAACGCTATAAGAATTGGAAGACAAAGATACAGAAACCAAAGCCTTCCTATTTGGGTTTTTCTGCAAGAGGAAATAATACTCCAAACCTTATCATACGTGGAGATTTTTATAGTTCCATCACGGCAATACCAATATCAAATGGTATAAGGATTGCCAGCTATGGCGTTTCTTTTGGTTCTGATATTGAGAAGAAATATGGTTATAAAATTTTCAAGGTAAGCTCCAAAGCAAGGAGGCATTATGTTACGTATAGGCTTATGCCCTCTATTGAGAAATTTATAAGGAGGTGCGAACTATAAAGTATTATTAACAAAAAATGGAATTGAACCGAATTATGAAAAACTGCTTGTGCCAAGGAAATAAATCAATGAGGGAGATGGAACATATGCGATCAATCGCAGAGAAGGCTGCTGTTATGGATGAATGTGTTTATATATTATACAAGGTTGGAGATGTGTATAAGTTCTGTCGTGAAGGTGAAAACTGGTCGGGTGAGTTTGTTGAATTCATATTTCCGTAAAATGGTGATTTTTATCATTCTATTATTTTGGCGTTTCCCGTATTATTTATTAATTTAGCAACAGCGATAGATAGAGGTTTCGCATAGAAAGATATTATATATTCATTAAGAGTAATGGATATGATGCGGTGGCCGACTCCTCTATATCGGTTGCCGCATTTTTTATATCCCGTATTAAGATGTACGGAACATCTTGTGAACGAAAAGACATGAAAACGAATCAAATCATGATTCGCCCAATGGGTGAATTTACAGTTAGTCAGAGAACAAAAGATGGCTATTTTGACGGTGGGGACTTGTTACGTCAATGGAATTCAGTAAAAGGAAATGAACAAAGAAAAATGGATGAGTTTCTTTTGGCTAAAAGAACTGGAGATTTTATAGAAGCGCTCATAGCTGAAGAACGTGAAAATGGTTTAGGGGAAAATTCCCCTAAAATTGATAATCAGGTAGTTAAGAAGAGTAAGGTTAAAGAGAAGGGTAAAGCTGGCAGACCTAAAGAAGAAGTATGGATGCATCCTTTCTTATTTACCAAATTTGCCATGTGGATTAATCCTCGCTTTGAAGTAAAGGTAATACGCTTCGTATATGATGAGATGATTCAATACCGTAATTTAGCTGGAGATGCTTATCCTGCTATGTGTCGTGCTGTTTGTTCAATACTCCCTGGGGATATATTCCAGAAAAAGATTAAGGACTTAGCCAAGTCTCTAAACATCATAGTTTATGGCAAACATGAATCAGAAATGCGTAATAAGATTGGCGATGAAGATAAAATCCGCGAATTATATGAGTTAGAATTACAGATAGCTCAATGGATAGATTTAGGCTTTATCAAAGACTATAACAGCCTTAAATCTACATTGACTAAATTGTATTACCGGAAATATCCCAATGTTCTCCCAATGTAAATATTGATTTTTCCTCAAATGTCTTGTGCAAAAAAATATTTATTTTTTAATTGAAAAACAAAACTATCATTTATGTTGTAATTTAGATTTTGTCTAAATTATAGTATAAAAACGCCATATCATTAATTACCATGCGTTACTCTGTATTACTGTACATTACGGTCTGCTTTAGATCGTTTTGTATTGATTTATAATGTGTTGTATAATGTAAAAACATCATTTACCTTTGTAGCCGTTGCAAGTAGAGAGGCAACAGACACATGATTAAACAATCGCTCAAACGTGAGCCTTCTTTATATTTGGAAATCCGTTGCCTCTCTACTTTAGCAACGGATTTTTTCTTTCCTATAATGCAGATTAAATCCATAAAAATGGAATTACTATTATCTAATTTGATTTAACCGCTCTATAATTTTTTGTGATTCTCTATATTGCTCAGCCTGTGGAATTTTGATAAATTCAACAGTTTTATCATAGTTCGCTTTTACTACGCTCTCTATTTCTTCAAGAGTTACCCTAAAAAATTCTCTACGTCCATTTATCATATTTACTTTCTTATTTTCAAAAGCATGATGTAAAGATGCTTCTAAAGTAGGTGCGTCATCTGAAAAAATCATTGCATGAACATCGAATTTAAATGGAACAGAAGCATCGCCCAACTCATCTACTCGCTCCATTGGATCCAAACGACGTGTCATCCCTATTTTATATATATTTTCTCCAAAAGAGCCTATATTTGATATGACATATACATATCCGGCTCTTTTATTGGCTTCTCTATAGTCAATATCTTTTATTGCTATATCCAAATCAGAAAGATGTTTTTCTATTTCTTCTTTTTTCTCTAATAAAACTTCTCTTTCCAATTCGTTGCAGGACTCAATTTGTTTGTTGAGTTTTATAAGTGCATTGGTATAGTGTCTTTGTTCTTTCTCTATGTCTTTTCTTGCTTCTTCTATTTCTTTTTGTAAACGTGCTTCCTCACGCATTTGTTCGCGAATATTTCGTTGCTCCTCTTTTTCCTGTTGTTTCTTCATTGCATATTCATAGGCAAGTTGAAGTTCTTGAACTTTGAGCTCTATATAATTAGAAGATAATGAAACTGCGTTTTTTGTATTCATTTTATTCAGAACGTCAGCAGATTTATATATTTTTTCTTTATAGGCAGTTACATTGTTGAATTTTACTTTGCTGATAAGAATATCGCACTCGTCATTGAAACATCTTATGATTTGTTTGATGTTTTGATTTGTCATAGCACGGCCTTGTGCCTCACTTCCGTTTACAGTCCAAATGTGTGAGCAGGTGGCGGCAGTCTTATTCAATATCATGTTTTTCTGTTCTGTCCTAATAGTATCCAAACGACCTTTATACTGTTCTAAATTTGCAAAATCATAGATAGGGGAATATAAGCCATATTCTTGCAAAAGTATAGTTTCATCTAATTCTATAATTTGTGACTTTCTTTGTTTCAATTCTTCGGTGGAGGAAGCAATCTTGCTTTCTAAAGAGGCTATTTCATTTATATGCTGCTGTCGGTCTTGTTCAAATTTTAGATTTTGCTCATTAATAAATGAAAGTGTTTTTTCTTTTTCTTCTTCTATATTAGCAATGTCTTTATATTTGGAAAGCTCTTCACATTGTGATTGAAGATTTGTAATTTCGGAAGAAAGCCTTTCCTCTTTTTCTTTTGCTACTTCAAGATCTCTCTTTAAAAGTGCTATTTCCGTAAGTTCCTTGTGTTTCAGAAAATCAAATAGTCCCATCGTTTATCTGTTTTAGAAAGTTCTCAATATCTGTTTTGGATTTTACCGTGTACATCTTGCCTTGATATAAAATATCACCGTATAATTCATAACTTTCTATTTTGCTTTGCAATTCAAGTTGTTTTTTTGCCTTGGCCTTTATCTCCTTTTTACGGTTGCTCTCAATCAATTTCTGTTTGGCTTCTTCGATTTCTTGTTGTTCTCTAGCTAAGCACCTTTCCTCTGCTTGTTTTTTCTCAATTCCTTCCTTTTCAGCCTCTAATTTTACAAGTTTATGTGTATTATCAGCTATTATATTATCCCTTATTTCTTTGTCTGTGGTTATAAATACATTTAACGCGTCCAGTTTCCAATCTATATCAGTGATATTATGAGTAGTAAATTCACCGATAGATCGAATAAATCTGGATTCATAGACATATTTAAATCTTACAATGTCAAGGTGCAAAAGTAATTCTGAAATAAATCTTTCTTTATCACATAGACTTATATCACATAAATTTTGTTTTTCAACAAAATGCCTTATGCCATGTAATTCATCTGTTATATAAATATCATCAAATGTTGTTCTATGATTATAAATATCTGCAACAACTTCTTTAATAGAATTTAATTTTTCCTTAATAATTTCTTTAGATTGATGTCCCCATAAAATAGAACTTTGTGGAACAAAAGCCTTTATAAAAAGAATTTTGTCTATAGTATCCTTATCAATATTTAAGGAGTCCATTTTGTTTTGATGTGTAATTTGCGAAGTTGAGTGAAAATTGGAAGACCCTTTTTCATCTGTTGGTTTTTGTTTATCAATATCATTAATAATTTTGTCAAATTCGGCTGTTTCTTTGATTGTCTTTCCTTTGAAAAAATCTAACAATCCCATATTACTTCAGTTTTAATAGTTTATCCAAATCCTCAAACGAATTATATTAATTAAATTTGACTTTTGGTACATTATCCACGTAAAAGTGCAAAATCCATCTTCAGGGCATGAACGATACGCAAGAAGCTGGATAGCTGCATGTCTGTATCTCCACGTTCAATACGGGAAATATAACTTCTTGCAGTGCCTGCCTTTTCGGCAAGTTCGCTCTGCGTCATTTTCAGCTCCTTGCGTCTATCACGTAAAATTACACCGTAATAATATGCACATGCTTTTTCTTCAAATTCCCTACGGCTTTCAGTGTCGGTAGCATCGTATTTGGCAGTCAAAAAATCTTCCGAGTTAATCAACTTGTTTGTATCAATCTTCTTCATTTCTGATATTCAGCAGGCTATAGTTCCTATTTCGTACAAGAACTCAGGAGCCAAGTCCGCACCGTTCGCCCACTCGATTGTGGTGCGTGTAAGCCCGTACTGGGTAAACTTGCTTTTGTCCAACAGCTCTCCAAAGACTTCTCCGATAAGATATGGCTTCAAGTCCACTCTTTTTCTGCTTTTGTCACTGAATGTCACAAGAAGCTCGTAATCTTTAATGTAATCTACATCTACTACTCGTAACATAAACGTTTATCATTTTAAAGGTTCTATTTTATCAATCTTGTCGCCTCTTTGAGCTTTCTCCCACAAAGAAAGAATTTCAGCCTCGTGTAAGTCCATCCATTGATTGACCTTGGCTATTACCTTTGCCGGAGCCTGCCCGTCCACAATTCTGTCCAATACACTGATGGAACACTCATAACTGCCATAGGAGAAATGAATATGCGGAGGGTTATGGTCTTTCCAATAGAGGCTTATTATAATACCGAAAAATCTACATATCTCAGGCATGTCATATTGTTTTTTGGTTTAATGCAAAAGTAACTAATTAGATACAAACATGCAAATATTTTCTGCTTTTTTCTTTGCCATATCAAAAATTATGCTTTACTTTGCAGTGCGAACAAAATTATAGGGGCGGCAAACTCCTATGACTTCATCATTGGAGTTTATTTTTTGCCAGTACATATCGAGTATTATCTTTATTTATATTAAGATATTGCACCTACCGAGTGTGGTAACGGAAACGTCCACAAATAAAATCCTATGGTTTTGTTCGCAGCTCGTAGTAGGTGCATTTTTTTTGTTATGCGAACAGAACCTATTCAAGTCCTAAGCGAAACTGAGTTGCTTGGGCACAAATTCACGGTTTACGGAACTGCCGAAAATCCGTTGTTCCTTGCCAAAGAAGTGGCAGAGTGTATCGAGTATGACCAAAGTAGCGTAAACAAATTAGTAAACCTTGTTGATGACGATGAAAAGGTTCGGAACAATCTTCCGACCCCCGGTGGAAATCAGCAAGTTTGGTTCTTAACCGAAGATGGCTTATACGAAGTACTCATGCAGAGCCGCAAGCCAATCGCAAAAGAATTTAAGAAAGGCGTAAAGGAGATTCTAAAGACCATCCGCACGACTGGCGGCTATCTCGCCACCAAGCAGGATGACACTCCCGAAGAAATCATGGCACGTGCTCTAACCATCGCACAAGCTACCCTTGCCAAGAGAGAGGAACGGTTAAAGCAGCTTGAAGCTGAAACCGAAAAACAGCAAGTCACCATTGAGATTCAGACAGAGGAAATTAAGAAAGCCGCACCAAAAGTCAGTTACTACGACAACCACTTGCAGAGTGTGAATACGCAGACGAGCACACAAGCTGCCAAACAGATAGGAATGGATGCTGAAAAGCTGCACAAGAAGCTGAAAGAAATCGGAATCATCTACCGGCAAAGCGGACAGTGGATAATTACATGCACCTTATTCTACATGGGGGATGCATTCTACCCGCACACAGACGTACACACGTTCGGACGGTTCGACAGGAACAAGTGTATATACGGTATGGACTACCAAAGGTGTGCGTTTCATTATTGCTCTATATGAAAATGATTGGAACGTGAAGAAAGCCATCAAGCAGATAAAAGGCGAGCTGAATCCAGCCGCCTGATTTAAATTTTACATATTAATAAGTCTTCCCCACCTTGCTTACGAGGTGGGCGGACCTTTTACGCCTATAACAGTTGCGATTCGCAACACAATTTAAAAAGACTATGACAGCATCGGAAATATTGGAAATAGCGGAAAAAATACTAAAAAGAGTAGAAGAAGAACAGGAAGAATGGGATAGATGGATGGCTCTTTTTTATGAGGGTATTGATGCGGGGAAGTCCGGAGATATTGACCGGATGGAAAGAGTTCGTAAAGAGATGGATATTATAACAGCGGAAATTAAAAATTCGACAAGGTATGAAAACAATAGATAAACTTGAAATTATACTTCAAAAAATGGAAGAACAAAATAATAGACTTGAACGGATATACGGCAAGCATCTCAAACTGATTGTATGCACTGGGAAAAGAAGTGAGAAGGTGAAATTTAAACATGAAGATTGAAATGTTATGTGTCTAATTTATTTATACAATATTCTAAATTGCAAACAAATATGTTGTAATATTTTGAATTGTGTTTTAGTTTATATTACTTTGTTGAAACTAACCCAATTATTATAACTATAGATAAAAAAAGTATTATGGTAGTATTAGAATTAATTATGGTCATATTTGCAATATTGCAAATTATTTTATTCTTTAAATTATGGGGAATGACGAACAATGTTCGAAATATAAGAGAAATACTTCAATGCTATATTAAAGATAATACATTGAATAAAGATGGAGAAGTTAAGAAAGAAGATAATATTGCGCCAGTGAGATTACCTGTAGATGAATATATAGGTAAATGGGGGAAATATGTAACAGAGGAAGAAATAGAGAAAGTAAAGGAAATGTTACCTAAATTGCCTCAAAGTATATTCTCCATAATAAAAATAGAGAGTACTGGGAAAATAAAGGTTCTTTCTGATTTAAGCAACATCGAAGAATCTTATAAAGTTCTTTATTATACGGAATATCAAAGAATAAAATGAAATAAATATTTTTTCACGGGGAGAAGTTTTGGCTTCTCCTTTTTTATTTCCTTATCTTCATAATATTAATAAAATCACTATCTTTGCTTTTAGAAGGTGCATGAAGTCATGCACTACCTAAAACTTACGAAAAGACCATGGCAGGAGCAGAATTTAAAATTACTGATGCGATTGATCCTAACATCGTTAAGAAGTTGAATGAGATAAGGATTAATATTCAAACCACATCTTCCGAATATGCGAATTTCACAAAACAATTAAGTGATGGCATAAATTTTAAGCCGGGTAATCTAAGAGAATACCAGTCTAAAGTTGACAGTTATAATGCTACAATTACCAAATTATATGCTTCTCAAAATAGGTTGTCTGAATTACAGGCTAGTCAATTAAAGTTATTGACCGATATTTCCCGTAAGATAGAGCTTCTTACCAAACCATTGAATACATTGGCAGACAAGATAACGGAAGTAAAAGTAAATTTGAGAGGTGCTTCCGAAGATCTGAAAAACGTGTCACAAGATGCGGAAAATGCTTCTGTTTCATTTCAAGAAGCATCTAAGAAAATATCCATGACTGCTGCTGATTTTGATTCAATCCGTCAGACGGTAAAGGCTTTTGATACACAAGCCTCCGAATTGAACAGTAGGTTAAGTGATAACAAAGAAACAATTTCAGCCTTAAGAACATCTCTGAGGGAATTATCGAAGGAGTATAAGAAAGGTGCTATCAGCGAAGAGGAATACAAGTCCAAAAGAGATGCTACGGTATCCCAGTTACGCACGCTGACAGAGCAGAATAAACAATATTTGGCGATATTGAGAAATCATACACAGGTAGCGATTGCCACTACAGGAAGCTATAACGAGATGAAGGCTTCAATGCTTCAGTTGGAAAAGGAATATTATAACCTTTCACAAGCTGCACGCGAGGGAGCAAAAGGTATGGATATCTTGAACAATATCGGCAAGCTGAATCAACAATTAAAGGATATAGATGCACAGATGGGCAATTACCAACGTAATGTAGGTAATTATGCTTCTGGTTGGAATGGCCTTAGTTTTTCCGTACAACAGATTGCGAGAGAACTTCCGGCGTTGTCTGTTAATGCCAATACTTTTTTTCTTGCCATATCCAATAACCTTCCTATATTTATTGATGAGTTAAAGAAAGCAAGGGTGGAATATGAACTTCTTAAAAAATCGGGGCAGACTGCTACACCTGTATTTAAACAGGTATTGAGTTCCCTTCTTAGTTGGCAGACGGCTCTGGTCGTTGGTATAACTCTTTTATCGAGTTATGGAGGTGAGATAACCAAATGGGTGGGTAGCCTGTTTGATGCGAGAAAAGAAATTGATTATCTAAAACAGCTTCAGGAGGATTTGAATAAAGCTCAAAAAGAAGGTGTGAAAAATGCCCAAGATGAAGCTGTTAAATTGGATATATTATATAGGGCTGCTGTCAATTTGAATAAACCTATGGGAGAGCGGCAAAAAGCCGTTGAGGAATTGAAAAATCAATATCCTTCATACTTTAAAAATATAAGTGATGAAAACATTCTTGCAGGTAAAGCGGCTGATAGTTATCAAAGGCTTGCATCGGCAATTGTTTCTGCTGCCAAGGCGAGAGCTGTGCAGGATAAAATAATAGAGAATGCAAAAAAACAACTTGAACTAGAAGCCCAAATTGAGGATAAGTATATAGAACAAGAGAAGGCGCAAACTAAATTAGAATTGGCAGAAAAAAAACGTGATAATGCTAGGCTATTAGCGCAAACAAAAATAAATCAATTAGGAACATCTGGAACAAAAGCATTAGCAACATCTTTAAGAACATCTAATCAAATAGCCGAATCACAATATAATTCAGCAAAAGCTAAAGTAGATAAGATAGATGCAGATTTATCTAAATTGAGAAAAGAAGCATCTGCAATAGACTTGGAAAATAATAGGCTGGCAAATTCTATTAACATTGGAGATGTTACATTTAATCCTCATTCTGCCGATAAAGCATCGGATGATTTAGCGCAATACATAGAGAATCTTAGGAATAAAATGGCTGACTTGTCCGTTTCTCTCATTGAGGATGAGCATGAACGTAATCTTGCTGCCATAGAGAAAGAATATAAAGACCAGATAGCAGCTGTAAAGGGATATTCTGAGGAAGAGAACAAACTTCGGGAAATGTTGGGCCAAGAGAGAATGCAGAAGATAGCGAAAGAGAATGAGGAATATGCTAAGAAGTTGGCAGAGGCTGAGAAAAAAAGGATCGAGGAAAAGAAAAAGTATACTGATGAGATGCTCAGACTGGAAGAGGAACAATCATCTCTCCGTACAGCAGCTACAAGTACTGGATATAAGGAACTTGAAAACATTATAACAGAAAATTATTCAAAAGGGCTGCTATCGCGAAAAGAATACGATGAAGCCATGCGTGAACTGGAGCGGAAAGCCGCAAACGAGCAATTACAGATACAGATAGATGCTGCTGAAAAAATGATTGAGATAGCGGAAGCATCGGGCGTTGTAAGCAAGCAACAAATTGAAATGCTGAGAGAATCCATAAAGGCTATGGAAGCAGAGATAGGTTCTATAAATGCGGATGATCAGTTGAAAAAAGCGGAAGAGCAACAGGATATCACACGAAGGAATTTTGAAGTGTTGAAAGGTTATTCTTCTGCATTGAAAGATCTTGCATCGGATATCGATAGCCCGTTTGCCGGTATATTTGATGGGATGGATAAGGGATTCAGTATTATGTCTGATAAGATATCGGGTGTTTGGAAAGAACTTACAGACGGTGAGAAGATGGAAAGAACTACCGAGATGTGGGCTTCTATGGTTAGTGGAATTGGTGAAATGATATCATCCATTTATGATCGCCAGATTGAAGCTATTGAGGCTGAACAGGAAGCGAATGAGAAAGCTGGTGAAGAGGAAATTTCCCGTATAGAGGTTTTAGAAGAAAGAGGTGCTATAACAACTGAAGAAGCCGAAGCGCGTAAACGTGCGGCGGAAGATAAAACGGCACAAAAGAATGCCGAATTGGAGAAGAAAAAAGCTGCATTAAGAACAAAACAGGCAAAGTTTGAGAAAGCTACCAGTATAGCTGAGGCGGCTATACAGATAGCAGGTGGTATTTTGCAGACGATAAAACAATTGGGCTTCCCTGCTGCAATACCTATGATAGCTGCTCTAGGTGCTATGGGAGCGATACAGCTTGCTACTATTATAGCGACTCCTATTCCGAAGTATGCCAAGGGTACTGATTCGCATAAAGGCGGATTGGCTGTAGTGGGTGATGGTGGTGTCCCTGAAACAATCGTTACTGAAAAAGGAGCGTATATTACTCCGTCTGTCCCTACTTTGGTTGACATCCCTAAAGGTGCGAAGGTTATACCTTATGCAGTGGATATGGACAGGATAAAGGCTCATGCAAATGATTTTGATGGTCTTATGGCATATAGAAGCGAAAACGATCTTCCTCCTGTATCAATAGTTAATGATTATAGTGAACTGGAGAAAAAGATAGGGCATCTGGAAAAATCACAGCAGATAGGATTTGCAAAATTAGCCAAGGCGATAAGAGAAAACAATTATCAGCAATTTTCAAAAAGTATCTGATTATGAGGTATACAAGTGACATATATGAACTTCCCTTGTCCGTTTTTATAGAGATTTATACCAATGATAGCAATACTATTGAATTTGACGGTGAGGACAAAGGGGCTGTATCGGCAAAAATTATCAATGACTATGTAGAAATTGTCGGGAGCAAACAGTTGTTCTCTGAGATATTGAATTGTAATGAGCGTATGAATCTTGCAATGACTGTGGAGTGCATGAAGGCATGTGAGAACATGATGAAGTTGAAAATGTATGATGAGGTGCGTGATATTCTGATGAAGATAGGTTATTCGTGTAAAAAAGGTGATGTAATGGCTATGAATGCTAGAATATCCGCATTAAATTCCCGTGCACAATATGATTTGGATAAGATAAGTAAGGAAAAGAATGAGGAACTGAAGGAGAAGCCTACAAAACGTGGATTTATAAATGAAGTTGTCGCTATTGGGAAGTATAATAAGATGTATATCAATCCGAAAGAATGGACCGCCGGATCTTATGCCTGTCTTGTAAGGCAGACATGTGACGAAATCGATGGGTTGAATCGTAAAAAGAAATAATTATGTATTATCGATGTGAGTTACTTATAAATGGTCTGAAGTACAGGGTTACTGATGATCTTGAGAATTGGGACGAGGTGAAGGCTAGTTTCAAGAGAAATGACTATGACGGTGTTATCCGTACATTTTCCAACAAATTTTCTTTTGCCGGGGATGCTAGAAAATTGCTGTTAAAACAATATGATGAAGATTATTTGAGTGCTTCTGCCTCAATAATAATAAGTACAAGAAATAACAGTTGGTTGTATAATGAACGGTTTAGTTGCGCTCTCAATTTCTCTACATTGCAGGATAATGGTAGTATCTTACAGATAAATGCCGTGGATGATAGCGTGGCGTCCATGATAAAGTCAAAAAAAGGAACTCAATATGAATATTCGGTCGAAGAGGTGAAAAGCCCCATTCCTCTTGTTTATGACGGACTTGAACTTTCAGAATCAGCAAAATGGATTCCTACAGGTGATACGTTGGAGGACGATGACACTCTTATTAATGTTTATTTCAGTAAGAAAATGTCACCAATGCCAATATATATAACTGCCAGTGATTCCTTAATAAAGGGGTCTCTTGAATTTAATGATCAAACAGTAGGTGGTGATGATGTATATTCGATAAAGGCTCTGAAATCAATTAGGATAAATATAGAGTTTAATATTGATATGTTTGTGTTTAGGAAATATCAGTCTGGTGCTTTGGGATATGATGTAAGAGGTGTGAGGCTCCAGATTATGAAGATAAGTAATGAGATTGATAGTAATGGGGAAGCGGTGACTACGGAAACGGTGATAGGAAGTTTTGAACTTACGACAGAATCAGAAACGCCAGTGGAAAAGAAGGTTTCGGAATCGTACAATATAAGTCTTTTGCATAATGATAAAATAATAGTGAGAGCTATGTATGTCAATGAGAAAGAAGAGATTGTACCTGTATTGCCGGATTTGCCATACAAAGTCTCAACATCAAGTTATTTTAAAGCATCATGGAAAAATCGAATAAACCCTGTTGAGATGGATGTTATAAAGCCCGATACATTGCTGAACAGACTGCTTAAAAGTATTAATGGAGAGAAAGATGGTTTGACTGGAGTGATTGAGGGGACAGGAGATAGAAGGCTTGATAATTGTATGCTCTTGGCGGCTGAATCAGCCCGTAAGATTCCTGGAGCCAAAATATATACATCCTTCACCAAATTTGCAAACTGGATGAGTTATGTGTTTGGTTATGCTTACGACATATCCGGGAATACAGTAACTTTCCGGCATAGAAGCAAATACTTCTCGGATGATGTTGTCAAAAGGATAGATGATTTATCTGATTATGAGATGAAGGTTAATTCTGCATTGGTGTATTCTCGGATACGGATAGGCTTTGACAAACAGGATTACGACACGGCTAATGGAAAGGATGAGTTCCGTTTTACGAATGAATATACCACAGGCGTGACCATGACGGACAATAGCCTTGAAATGATATCTCCATACCGTGCGGACGCATACGGCATAGAGTTCCTTGCTGACAAGATAGGTGAAGATACTACAGACAACGAAAGTGACACTGATTTATTTATGGTAGGGGTAAAATCTGATTCGTCTGGACTTAAGTATATATTGAACAGGGATTATCTTATGGGTGGCGTTCTCAGCCCTGACACAATGTTCAATGCCATGTTTTCCCCTTCTTCTATGGTTTTGGCCAATGAAGCATACATCGGCTCATCTGTTGAGATGCTTACTTTTGCGTCATCAGATGGTAATAGTGATGTGGGTATTGATGGAATGGGGGAAAGTAGGGATATAATTCTTTCAAAAAGGATGTTTACTGTGGCGGAGGTGGAATTTGAGACTTCGGATGTGGAACTCCCGGAAGATCTTACAGGAATTGTTGAACTGGAATACCAAGGCAAAGTTGTACAGGGATATTATCAGCAGGCTGATTACAATTTTACAAAATCACAAAGTTCAAAGGTAACTTTGATCGTGAAAAATTTTAATTCGTTATAAAGATTCAAATTTTAATTGTTATATTTGCAATGAAAGCTTGTGAAGTCACAAGTTACTAGAAACTTACGAAAAGACTATGATATCAATCGGAGATGTTTGTCCGTTATTCTTTAAACCGCTGAAATATAAATATTCAAATGCTGGATGTTTCAGACAAGTATTTTCTGTGTCAGACAACATCCTGCTGCAAATCTTTTGTGATAACGGCGAAAAACCTTTAGCTTATTTGAATGATAAGATCGGCAATATTTCCTCCAAGATAACACTGCTTACTTATGATGTAAATGAAAGCATTAAGATGTATTATGCCTCATTATCTCCTTCGGAGGGGATATATACAGTAACTATAGGCGATAAAGAATGTGAGGAGTTCTGCGTGTGTGAGAATATAGGTGATTCTATTCTGATTGAATATTCCCATAAAGATAATAATTCTGCGTTTGATAATATATTCTGGATTGATGAGGTCCGGCAGATGTTCCAGTTCAGAATAATAGGAGGATTCAAGCCGGATGGGGTGGAGTTGAAAGTTGAAAACGAACAGTTTGTGAATCAGAAGCAGGAAATAATAGAAATGTATTCTCTCCCTTATAAAACATTTGATTTTGTTTTCGGGACAAGTTGTGGCGTTCCGTATTATATAGCGGAGTTTATAAATAAGGTACTTTGCCTTTCTCATGTCAGCATAAACGGTAATTTGTTTGTACGGGAAGGGGATTCTGTCCCGGAAAAGATTGATACAATAGGTAAGAAACAGATGTTTATATATAAAGTGACTTTACGCCCTAGACAAAATGATATCGCCGGGATCGGAGGCAAAACTGAAATTACAACTTCATCTTCAGGCATCGCGTTTTTACTAACTAATCCCGAAGAGGACGATGTGTTGAAATATAAGAAGGCGAAAGCTGCTTTTGTTAATGAAAATTACGTGTAATCATGGCTAGAAATCGTCCTATAAAGATATTGTGGTATGGTTCGGAAACGGATGATGAAGGAAATCCGATTATACCGAAAATATCCCCGTCATTTGAAAAGCGACTGGAAGGGTTGAATGAGGGAGAGATATACATACATAATGATGATAATAATCCTTCTATTTACATAAGAACCAATAAAGACAGGGTTGTTGCCATATCGGGAGGTGCAAATATAGAGGAACTTTCCAAATACTTTCTTCGTAAAGATAAAGAAGATATCGCCAATGAGCTGATCACTTTTTTGAAAGGTCTTTTGGTTGGTAAAAACGGTAGCGGTTGGACTGTATTGGAAGATGGTACGACACAAGCCGTTGTTGACCGCTTGTATGTGAAGATTAAGGCTGTCTTTGACGAGCTTGAAGTAAAGAAGAAGACGCATGTTGGTGGTGAACAGATCATATCTCCGGCCGGTATGAAGTGTGTCAGGGTGGAGGAACTTGATGAGAGCTACCGTTGTTTCTTTTTGTCGGAAGTTGATGGAGTGACAGTCCATAACGAATTTACAGTCGGTACATTAGCATTAGCCCAAGAATTTAACATTAAAGAAGGTACATCTCACAATGTATCCAACCGCTACTATTGGCGTGAGGTGACAGGTGTAGGATCTGACTATATTGATTTGAGCAAAACCAATGCCGACAAGGACAGTGATGTCCCGGCTGCCGGTGATGATATCATCGGGCTTGGGCACTTGACGGATATCACCCGTCAGGCAGCTATAATCCTTTCGTCTGTTAATGAAACTTCGCCTTCCATTATTTTCTATCAAGGTATCAACTCTTTCTCTCTTGCCGGGAAAGAAGTCATCGGGCTGGGCTTTGACAAGTCTACCGGACACGCCTATATCAATGTGTATGGTGACGCCTATATCGGTGCCAAGGATGAGAGTACCTATATTCGATATAGCCAGAAAGGCGGTGTGGATATCAAGGGTATGTTTCATATCGAGCAGGGATCTACCGGATGGAAGAATATGGAAGGCTTGCCGGATGAGATACAGGCGGCTGCCGATCTGGCCCAAAAGGCTCAGGATGCGATAGACAATGCGGCTGTCGGAAGTGTCAATCTGTTGCGTAACTCCGGGTTTACCGGGGATTATGAAAGTGAAATATTGTCCTCTGATACTCAATTGTTGGCGGACACCGAACTTTTCAGCAAGCAATTAAAGTATTGGACGGGTGTGGCTACCGTATCCGCAGATAGTGCTGCCGGCTCTGGGTACTCTGCTGCAATCGGTAGTTTGTCCCAATCCGTGGCTTTGATTAAAAATGAGAACTATGTTATATCCTTTAAAGCTAAAGGTGTGTCTGTGGCTGTTTCGTGTGGTGATTTCAGCACAACTCAGCCTCTTGCGTCCGATTATCAAAGATACACTTTCAAATTCGCTTTTAACGGTGCAGGTATTTTCATGCTCAGTGGTACCGCAACCATTTGTGATCTTCAATTAGAGCGTGGAACCATTGCCACAGACTGGAAACCGTCCATTTTGGATAACGACAAGGCAACAGCCGGTTTTCAGTCAATCAATTATATCGCCAGCGCGATTAAGGATGGATCTGTGGATATCCTTGGCGGTTTGATATTGGCCAATATGATCCAACTAGGCAACTACAAGGATGGTAAGATGCAGAAGGTCACAGCCGGAGTTAGCGGCATATACAATGATGATGATGATGTGGCATTTTGGGCAGGTGGCACGCTTCAACAGGCTATATTAACCGTAATGAAGTTTCGTAATGACCCCGATTACCAGCCCACAGATACGGAATGGGCGAATATGGCGAACTTTGTTGCCACTCATGGTGGCGATACGTTCCTTCGTGGCTATATTTATGCCTTGGGTGGTAGGTTCAGAGGTGTGGTTGAAGCCTTGGGCGGATTTTTCCGCGGAAAAGTAGAAACATCTGTTGACGGGAAACGTATTGTCATTGATCCGGATAAAAATACTCTTGAAATGTACACGACTGAAGGACATGCCACCTTGATATTAAGGTTCGACACATCATCAGACGGATGGGAGTATGGTGATTTGATTCTACGGAAATATGTAGGGGACCAATTGATACAAGAAACGACTGTATATCCGGAACGTATCAGAATACAGAATCATGTGGAAAATACGGATATTATTCTTACTCCCAATAACGTTTCTTTCTATGGCTCTAAAGGCGAAACTCTGTTGGTTGGGATGAAACCGGTATATGACGGGGGGGCTGTGTCTAAATATGTGGCAAATATTGAATGCAGTAATTGGCCGTCTAAAGATAACGTCAGCTCCGGGCAGGTATATGTGGAATATGAAACACTTGAAGGAATAGTGACAAATGGAGTGTTAAAGGTAAGAAAGTGATATGGAACTTAATAGTATTAATAAAACAGGTACTTGGAGTGAGGCGGTAGATCGTCTTAACAACAACTTCAGCAAGACCTCCACTGAAGTGGAGAAGGTCAAGCAGAACAGTGTCCGCAACAAGGGATTGTTTTCTACGGTAGAAGCATTGCAGGCTGCTGTCCCATCTCCTGTTGTGGGCGACTGGGCTGTCGTGGGAGATACCATACCGGGTCCTATATATCAATGTACGAAGAGAGGCGTATGGAGCGAAACAGGAACAACCGGAGGCGGTGGAAGTGTTGATCTTTCCGGTATTCTGATAGCCGAGGAGATAGATGATGTAACATCAATATTATAGTTATGAAAATTAATTACCAGTCAGATTTTAAAATTATAGAGAAGAACCTGAATGGAGACATATCAACTCCCTTCCGGTTTACTTACTTCAATCCGTTTAAGGGAAAGTTTATAGCCTCCTTTGACGGACAAGAGTATGTGGGTTGCAGCCGTATGGAAGATGGCAGTCTGCTTGTTGCTTTTGACAACCCCGGTTTCTCTCCCGGCATGTTAAAGGTCAAACGGGAATACTTCATCTCTGATTCTGACTTTAGGGATGGCATCTGCAACCTTGTATCTATTGAAGATACAGGGATTGTGTTGGTTACTGGAAAGACGGATGAGAGCACAGCAGAGATCATGCCCTATCCGGATTATGCCGCATACAATGCGGTGCAGAGCGTATCTCTGTCAGATAAGGAGTATGATGATGTACTGAGTGATTTTAAGAGTTAATAAATAATTACATAAAATAACAACGGCTCAAGTTCCGGCGGAACTTAGGCTAAAAACAGGAGATATTATGGCAAAAATGCATAAACTGACCAAGGGTGGACAAACCATTTACCCGGCTACTATCTATGATGCGGTGGTCAATCCCAAAACGCGTAAGAGTCTGACTACGGAAATATCTGAATTACATGCAATGAATGTTATTATAGACATTCAAAAAAGTCTCAATATTAGTTATAATACTTTTGGTGAGTTAATAAATTCACAAGAGTTAAAGTCCTATCTACGTAATACATATACAGATTTGTCAAGGTATAATGTGATTATGACATTTAGAAACATGCAAGGCGTGACCGAAACATATCAGTATAAGGGATATAACATTGATGTTAATTATATATCAGATGCGTCATATTGGGAACGATTGGACAATAGCCTAATGGTCGAATCAAATGCGTATTCGAATATGGCTGAAATTAGCCTAATAGGTGAAAACAAGTATATAGACTTTAATACAGGAGAAGTTAAAACATCTAACAGTAAAAATCATGCTGTTTATAAGACAGAATGTTCCGCTGGGAATATATTTATATATAGAGGTACAGTCTTGTATTCCGGTAGTTACCGCAGAGCAGTCTATGCATTTTATAAATCAAGCTCTGATTTTAATAAAAATACGTTGATTTCTATTAAGGAAGCAGACGAAAATACCCCCTTATATTTTGAAAGATTAGAAGTTCCATCGGAAGCGAAAACATTGCTTGTGTTCTGTTTAAACTCCGATTCTGTAAAAACCAAGTTTATGTTGACCAAAGAGTCAATTAAACAAGAACGACTATTGCCGGGTGATAGAATATTAATATCTGGAAACATAATCTCAGTTGACGATCAGGATCTATCGACAAGGCAGGAACTGTCAGACTTGGATAAAAAAAAAGCTGATATATCCATAGAAATGGTCAATCCAATAAATTGGTGGAATAAGAACAGCAAGATTGGTTTTTATGATGCAAATACTGGTGAATTTAAAGAAAATGAAAGTTATCTTTCGTCTGAGGTTATAACTGTAAGCGCCGGTAATATAATCCAATGCGGTTATTTTCTTTCGGTATCAGATGGAATTGGAGTTAATTGGGTTAGGTATAATCCAAATCAATTTATTACGCTTTGGCATTCTGACGGCAGGGTTGAGCGGATAAACAATAGCGCCTTCCCTTCGTTTCCATATCAAGTTGAAGAGAATTGTAAGATAGCTTATACTTGGTATAAGGGGAATGTAGATGTGAACGATTTTGAGATGAACAAACAATATGGAGTGCTTATGATATCTGATGATACCCCCACTCGTTACGAAGAATACTTTATTCCGTATGAGCAAAAAAAACTGGCACCTGATATTATCGTAAACGGATTAGATACGTCAAAATTTGCAACTAAAGAAGATCTGGATACTAAGCAGAATAAATTAATTGTAGGAAACGGCATATCATTGTCGGAAAGTGGACAGATATCTTTGACTCAGGCAGGTAGTCTGTCCTTAATGCCTAATCCTACAATATATCGTCTAAGCTATCAAATTGAAAGCCGTAAATCTTCCGACAATTATCCGTCTCTTCCATTAATTAAGGATGCCAAAGAATTACTATTTGTTTTAAATGGGAAGATTAATCCAGCAGCCTTATTCTTGTTTGGCAAGCATCGTATTGGAATAGATCAAACAAGTTATATCTATTCAGTTGACAAGACAGTAACCTTGTCAGGACAGAGAGGTGGAATTTTACCTTTAAAATTCATGTTCAATGGAGACGCTATCGAATTAGGGCACAGGGGAAAAACTGCTATCAGTATACTTGTCAACGAAGGAAATGGCTGGATGAGACTTGGAGAAAAGGCTATTGATATATTGACAGAGAATGGATGGAGGAGCTATACACAGATTAAATTTGCCAGCGCGATTGAACGTGAAATCATAATAGAGAATTCATCATTAGTGTATTCGCTACGGTATTCTAATTCCTATACAGTGTCTGAAGTAACATTAAAACAGCCTCTGGCTGTTATTGCGGGAAGTAGCATTACAGAAGCTACGGCAGGAGGTGAATTTGCTCCAATGGGATGGGCATCAATATGTTGCTGGCAGTTAGGAATGGAGTGTATAAACATAGGAGTTGGACAACGCGGACTTGTAACAGATACGGATTCCAGACCGTCTATTTCCTCTGCCATAGATGATATTACTTATTTTAAAGATGCGGATTATGTGTTATTAGGAGGTGCTATTAATGACCAATATGATGACGGTTATCGTAATAGAGTTAAAACATTTGTTGAATCTTTAAAAAAATCAATGCCGTCATCGCATATTATACTGCTTGGAGAATATACTCCACAGCCTGATTCTAATATATCAGGGAACACCCATGAAAAAAGGAATGAGGCTTTAAAATCCGTAGCAAGAGAATGTAGTATTCCATTTATTGACATGCAGAACTGTGAGGTGTATAATCATATCCGTACTATAATTCGGAAAGATACCCAATGGATCAGTGGTACTTTTTTGGACAGTTCATCTGACGCTATGTCTCAAGAAGGGAATTGTGACTTGATATATCATCACGAAAACGGAAGTATAGACCATACTCACCCAGGCAGAATAGGGCATCAATATATAGGGGCTCGAATGGCTAATGCTATGCTTGAGATATTGAAATATTTGTAGAAAATAGATTAAAAGTTTGAAATCACTCAAGGTGTAGACTTATGTTATGAATGGTAGACCATTATATAACTATAATGTAAGGGCTGACCACACCAAGATCAGCCCTTACGTATTATCGTTAGCATTATTGTCGGCGGTCTTTTGTATTTAAATGTTAAATATTACACAATACAAGAAAATATATTGTGATTTGTTTTGCTATTATATCACAATGTAGTATATTTGCATTGTGATAATAAAACAACAGGTAATAATAGAACCGGCGGCAACGGATAAGCGGCGTAAGACTATGAAGACAAAAATTCAATTTACAGATTCATACAGTGGTAGAGCAATTAATATAGTTATCAATCTCACTGACGGTGAAAAGGAATACTACTTAAGAGAAGATGACAAAAATGTCATTTATAACAAAATGTCTTCTTATCAGAGAGCAAAAATAGAATCATTCTTTGGGAAGATGAATGCATACTATACCAAAATTGAGATTTTATAAATAAAAAGTTAGGGCGACGAATTTCTTCGCTGCCCTAAATATTAAAATGTGGTTTAAACCACAATGACATTTTTAATGTCGTTTCAATCCACGCACCGAAGTGCGACTAACATCGTTGATGTTCGATGCAAAGGTGCAACTTTTTGAAATAACGAGCAACAAATTATTAATGTTATAAAACATATTAATTATGGCAAGAAGACGATCTATTACCTTAGATCAAGAGTCTAGGGTATTGTCCTTGTACAAAGCAGGGATGGCTATCAAGGAGATAATGAAGGAAACAGATATAAAGTCTGAGCAAACGATATATAGGATATTGGACAGCAATGGTGTGCCCCGAAGACCGAAGGTTAATGGAGTGAAAAGAATACTTGTTATGATAGAAGAGGACGTGGCAGCTATATTGGATAAGGAGCAATCGGTATCATTATATGTCAATGAGGCTATAAGATTCTATCACGGTAACCGGCATTAATGCCGGTTATTTTTTTATTAAAACTATATTTAAAATCACGTTTTGAATCGTGTTGTTTAGATAAATTAAAGTCATATCATTTCGCAATACCCTAAAAATACCCACGAGAAGGAAAATATTAAAAATATACCAATACTTTTTGTGTAACACCCGATGTTTTTTTATCAAAGCTTTGATATATCTTAAAAATGTACCAATTATATATTGTATTTTTTCGACACATAATAAGCCAAGGAAGCGACAGAATAAATTGCAGCGCAATCATCTGAACCATTATAGTCCAATATCCCATCCATAAACTCATTGTATTGCGGGATCTCATCATAGTCTGAACGAAACATCACATTATTTTTGATAAAATCCAGAAAAGCAGATACCCTAGCATCTGTTCCCATATTTTTATGCATAATTCTGACATCGTATCTATCCCTTAAGCCCCGTGCTATGGGGAAATAATTTTTCTCACTTTCAAACAATACTTCTACAGGAGATATGCCTTCTAAAAATGACAGGAGAACAGTCTCATCAAATGATCCTGTATATGTCACATTATCTATATATATTCCCTCATTTACATAGCACGAAACGATAATGAACTTTCCGGCATATTCGGGAAGAACATATACAAGTCTTGTCCCCTGAATATTTTTAGACATATCAAAATATCTCATATCTTTATTTTCCTGTTTAATTTTACTTCGTTTCCTTTTCAAGGAGAAACGAGTATATTCATCCTTGAATACCCATACAGTAATATAACGTAAGCAGTCGCAAATGTGCCCGTACTTCTCATAAGACTGCCCCGTAACCTTATCCTTAACTCTCGTCTTCAACATTCCACCGTTAACATCCTTCTTGGCGTTATTATAATCAACAACTGAATTCTTACATCCGTCATCCACTGAAAAACACATTCCGGAACCACCATCAAGCATGTAATTGACAAACTCACCAGACATGGGCACGGACGGATTAGAATATGGTATCCTTTCTTCGACATGGTAAGTACCTTCCAGCCCTTCTACGAACTTGTCAAGGAATGACCTCTTTTCATCATCTATAGTATTCCCATTCCTTGTTGAAGCGTCACCATATAAATACAGCATATCATTGTATCTGATTGACCGCAGATAATCAACAGCCATCCGAGATGCCTGCGTTACTGTGTTAAAGGGATCACCGGCACATATCTCATTAAACTGCCTTATATGACTTCCGTCCACTTGATAAAAACAAATCGAAATATAGGGAAGAACATTGTTATCAATAGAAATATGCACAGGAAGTCCCTTGATATATCGTGTTGTTTTAATATGCTTATTAGAATCGAAAGCATATAGAAACTCACCCCCCGTCTTAATACTACCCCATTCACCCAGCGCATATACCCGGTAATAGTTGTAATCATGTTCCTTGTACCATTGATAATTGGATATTGTCTGCCTGTCATAATATCCATATTTACCGTCCGGAGAACCAACCACCCAAAAATTATTTTTATAAGACGAATGCAGTTCTATTGTATCCGATGGGTACTTTTCCAGCTTTCCTGTACGTTCATTGGCGATCATTCTAGATTTGCTACCCCGTTTCCCTAATATTGTGCTGTATGCCTTTGGCAAAGAACTTTTAGTAAGAGGATTTTTCACTTCGCCATATAGTTCATTTGGAAGATCGTCCCATTCATAAGTATCAAGAATTTTCGTTTTAATCCATGAATCCTCAGATACAGGATTAAAATTGCATATTATCTGCAACCCTTCCTTACCTCTAAGACGGAAACGTATCTGAGTAAAATCTTCATATTCGAACTCGGTTGCTTCTTCCATCACTATCCAACGATATCCAGTGATAGACTTTATTTTTTCAGGATCATCAAGCCCTGTAAAGTCAATTTTACAACCATTTACACAAGTTATATTATTTTCCTTAGGCACAAAGAACTGACTCAGTTGAAGAGCCTTTAGTTGGGTCTTAAACTCTTCATACACTGTATTCCTCAGACTAGCTCCCACTTTTCTTACAACAAGAGCCGAACCTTCGCAAGAAAATACAGACAACAACACAGCCTGTGTCGTAGATACAGATTTTCCCGATGAAGAACCACCTCTGTTTATAATGTACCTGATATTCTTGTCATGCATAGCCTTGCGGATATGCCAAAACAGAGGATTGAACAGCTTATATGAGAATACCATCTCTATCATCACTCATCCCCAATTATCATGCGCACATTGGTACTGACATCACTTTTTACTGGAGCATCCCATCCAAGCATCTTGCTTATCTGTGTAATGGCGGCTATTTTGCTGTATAGCCGTATCTCCACCCCATATTGAGTGTTTTTAATGGATTGAATACAACATCGGACTGGTTTTGGTATATCATAAAGAGAACGGACAATAAACGTATCTTTACTTTTTAATTGAAGATCTATAGGGTCTACATTTACCACATTTGTAAGAAAACGCAATGCATCTTCTTTCTTTATGTCAGACTTTTTTAAGATATCAGCCTGCAATTCATTTACACGGGATGCGACAGATGGATTTCTCAGCAATTCAAATGCACGCTTACTAACGACCCCATCCTTCCATCCAATACTATTAGGGTAAGCTTTCCGATATGCATCTGTAGCATTACCCGTTTCCATATAATAATGGCAGAAATTTTCTCTATTTGCTACGAGTTTTTTTCCCATAAAAGTCTTTTCGTCCGAAGAACGTACCGTGCCCCTTTACACGGAAACATTATAATTCAAAATTACAAAAAATCTGAATAAAAACAAAACCTGTCATTTAATTTCTGTTCTTAAAAATAGCGTAGATATATATATTAACATTTTAGGAATCAACTATGAGAGTTTATTTCCCTTTTTTAATTTATTCAAAAAACATATATCTCTTGTAAAATTCTCCCCGATTGATTTCTTACTTTCAATAATTTGCTCTACAAGCGTTATGCACTCCTTCCTTATCTCTTCGGCTTCATTATAACCGCAAGCGTTGTCAACTAGTCTTTCGATGTTTGACTTGGTATTAGAAAGTTGTTGACAGAGCATTTCCAAACGCCAGTAGCAGAAATCAATTGTGGCGATGTGTTCTAATTTGTCCATAATTCTATATGTAAATGATAAGTATTAATAATGGCAAACAAATAAATAGCCACAGTGATGATGCTGTCTATACATACAGCCCAACTGCCGAGGCGTTGAAATCTTGATAGGGATAGAACCATAACCGCCAAAAAACAAACCCATTGGCTTGTCATTAGTCCTGCCATTAATGTTATCCATCCAAAAATATCCAGAACACTCATTAGAAGAAGCATAGGATGCTCTTTTAAATATGCCTTTATCTTTTCCTTGGGAAGATGTCTATATTTGTATGTGCGGGAATATACTCTCTTACAGTTTAAGGCTTTCATAATTTCATAGAAAGCAAGAAATCCCACCAATAAGTAAAATATGTGCTTCATTGCTTACTTCCTTTCAACAACTCCGGGGTTATCAAAAACGTTTCCTATCACTTCGCATCTATCGCTGACATACCACAATGGGGTAAAGCCACATGCTTTGTTCCTGTAGCAGAACATACCTTTATGAAATAGTACTTCAACTGTAAATTGGTAGGAACTTTCGCTGTCATGGATCAGTATTAGATCATGTTCGAAGATGCTATTACCGTTCTTATCGGTTATTTCGCTGAACTGGCCAATGGTTATAGGGTCAACTTCATATGAAAACCCGGTAATACAATCTACAATTAGTTCTCGGTAAGAATAACCATCATAATCAGATAGGTAACAACCATATATCCACTGCCTATTTTTGCGGTTCTCTATTGACTTTCCTCTGAATTTTATTTCACGTTTCATAATTGTTCTAATTATTAACATTGTTATTAAAATAGTTAATTGTTTTCATTGTTATTACAATACAAACTATATTTGCATCGCATTTGATTTGGAAACTAACACCTCCAATCCAGCGAACTGTCATTCGCAAAATCTTATTCATTTCCTTGAGAAAGAATTAAGCCCATTGTCCTGCAAGCTTTGGGCTTTTTTTCTGTTATGCTTGACAGGGTATAACAGATTATCAGCTTGCCGGTCTTGCAGCTTGGCAGGCAAAACGGAAAGGAGGTGTTAGTGTGAAAAATCAAATGCAAGATGAAAGCGGCAAAACTCGTGTTTTCTGTCGATATATCGTAAAGAACGGCAAACGTATTTATCCTAAACATGGAAAATACTTTTCTTTCTTGGTAGATGACAAGAAAATTGCGTAATGCTTCCTTTCAAGGGATGTTGCAGGCATCCCTTTCTCTTTTTAAAACCTGCCATTTCTATCTACCATTCTCTTTTCAGCATCAGTGGCTTGTCTTTTGGGAAATTTCCCATGCCACTTCCCCGGTATCATACGCGGATTTTCCCCTTTGCTGTCAAATATCAACCTCCCACACTCCGAGCACAACGGTTTCCCTTCAAACTCCTTTATACTTGCATCATACTCTATGGGAAAGATTTTATGTACAACAGGCCAATAATCCGATGTGGCTGTATTCTCAACACAACCACATTTGCTACAAATAAACAGCGGCATAATCAATATCTTTTTCCGTTCAACTTAGGTCTTAGTTTATTGTATCTCATCTTCTGCTCAATGAACCACTCAATATCTATTCCTTTCCAAAGACAGTATTGCCATACATCAAGAATCACTCCTTTAATCGACCTTAGAGATTCGGATATAATTGTTCCGGTGCAAATCTCAAAAGCTATCTCTACAAATGTGTGTTCTTGGAAAAAGTCTGAAACGTTATTGAGTTCATCCACATTATCCAACGTGTCTTGCAAATCCCAGTCGCGCAGCCCAGCAAGGTCAAGACAGCGTATCACAACATCAGCTAATTCTTCCTCCACCGTTCCTTTGATATAGTTTTCAAAGCTATATCTGAAATTGACATCATCGTGCGGTTCTTCATCCTCATAAGAAGACTTGAAAGATTCTCTGTCGGCACGTTTCCCTTTTCGGTCCGCTTCCACAGCTTCCATAAGCTCGGAAATGATAAGGCAAAGGTGGTGTTCGTTACTCAGTCTTTTATCGTGGAAACCATGCTCACAAGCTGTCTTATAAGCGCGATCCCGTAGTTCGTTCAAATTAATATTTTCCATTATCATATAAGTTTTAATGCTTCCTGTAATCCGGCTTCAAGTGCTTCCTCGTAGGTATCCCATTCCCCTCCGTCGTTTGTTCCCTTATAAACAGAGCTGGCTATATGAGTTCCATTGTCAGCTTTAGATATTTCGTATCCATAACCACAGGCACAGTTGTATATACATATATGAATATTCTTGGTTTCACGTAGCCATTTCTGGGCAACGGATTGCGGAGGAAATTCTATACATGTAAACATCCCTTTCTCTTTCAGCAACTTTGCTGTTTCTAATGTCACAAGTTCTTCGGTCATAATTGTTCCTCCGATAAATTAATCACTCCATATAAATGTTATCAACCAAATAAGTACAGAAATGCCAATCGCACCCATTGTAAGAGCACCAAATCTTGTCACAATCTTTTCCAGTTTCTTATTCTTCATAGATTCTTCATCCCAATTGTATGCTATAGCCAATCCCATTTGGATGAATAGCATTATAATAACTACTGAAAATAAGATTTTTGTCAAATCATCCATAGTTATTCCTCCTTTGTTTTAAAATGTTCAATCAGTTCGTCTACGGTAGCCTTGTGATAATATGATAAGTTAAAATCATTAGGCACTCCATAGAAATCCATTCCAAATAAACCTCCATCAGAGCCATCCCGGTATATACCCCAATCGCCCTTACCATTAGTGAATAATTGATTGTTGTCTGTATCATCCTTTAATGCAGCTATAGCCAGAAAAAGTTCCTCATTCGTTCCGCAATCAATACTTCCATATTTTTTCAAAGGATGCCCATTTCTTATCACATGATTTTCTTGGGATAGTAAAAAGAACTTTCCATTGTGACACATAATAAAATCATACTTGTTATCATCATCTGCATAATATTTAGGCTTACCATGTGAATACCCCAATTCTTCCAGCCCTCTCCGAAGTTCCTGTGTATTTTTGCGTATAAAACACGGTGTTGTAAATCCCATAATTACTTGTTTTTAAATCGTTTAAACATTTAACAATCCAATTCTCTTCAATTTCTTTCTAAAATTCTTTTCATTCAAGGCTTGGTCGTAATAGCAATCAGGTTCTATAACCGTTTCAGTTTTAGTTACAGGAAGCCCATTCAAACCAATAGCGACCTTGTGTATAATAGAAGTTCTCTTAATTTCTCCTGTTTTTCGATTAAAAGAGAACAGGATATGTCCCGGATTCTTCTTAATCTTATTAACTAATTTATATTCTGTTTGCTGCTTTTGCAGATATTCTATCTGTTCCTTAGAAAGATTATCTTTTGTTATAATAGGTACTATATCCATTTTAGTTATTCCTCCTTATCTATCTTAATATCTGTTACTTCTCCACGATTAATAAAACGTTCATCAGAGTTATAATATCCAGCAATTACTGTACACAAGGAACGATCTGTTCTACATTGTTCTTGTAGACTACAATTGTCACATGGTGCACTATTCCGCATTAATACTAATTCATGCAGCACCCCATCTATTATTATTCCGTTCTTGACTTTCATACCGTTCATTCATTAGAAGTTACACCCAAACACAATACTTTGTCAGAAACGCCTATATCGTCAAATTCCAAAGTTAAATACTCTGTATCGTAAGGATAAGGGTATCTGCAATTTTTCAATTCTTCATCCGTCAATTTGCGTCTGACACGCATCTCGATTTCAAAATCATCGGGAAGGTTCTCTATGATTTTTCTAAGTTGTCCTACGTTCTTTATTTCCATAATTAATCTCCTTTATATTTTGATTCATCAATTACAACACTCCTAACATCTCTTTCACCAAAGCATCTATAAGTCAACGTTCCTCCATAAAATTTTATAGTATCTCCCTTAACAGTAATAATCATTCCACCTTTTAATCTATGTTCCATATCATCTTTACAAGATAACATCGTGGTTGCCATAAGTATAATTAATATAAACCTCATATTCAATCTCCTTTCTGTTTAATTCGTTCAAGCACATCCCTGTTTTCTTCGAGTATTCCTTCAAAAGACGGGATGGGCATCCAATGGGTAATGCCTAATCTTTCTTTATTAATATTTGCTCCAGTTTCCCATTCACCCAAAGATGAAAGCTGGCAAATAAGGAAGCCATAAGCCCCTCTTGTCAGAACCACTGTGTTATTTTCTGGCAACCGTTCATTAACGCTTATCCAAGGAGATTGTTTCGACTTCCATTCGGCACCACATTGAAAATCTTCCATACTATCAGCATGACGTGAAACGTAGGTATCCGCGTCAACTTCTTTCAGAACGTCTTTTCTGAAAGAAGTTTTATTAGTAGCATAATCGTATGCTGCTTCTTCTACTGTCTGTTTCATATCTCTCCTTTCCATCTATCCTAACAGTATATACATTGCTACTAGGAATAGATAATAAATTGTTGTTTTACTCATTTCTAATTTATTTTGAATTATTTTTTTATAACTACCGCCATTGTACTAATAGAAGTGCCACTCTCTTTAAACTCGCCTGCGCTGATTTCAAACACTTCTCCATGTACTTCTTTCAGCCAGTTGCGGAAATCAATACATCTCTTTTCCGAAGCGAATTTCCAGTGTTGGCTGGTTATTGCTGCAAGCGTGCCGCCTTCTTCCAATCGATCATACATAAGCCTGACATGCTCTATATCCTGATTACCGGAAAACGGAGGATTTGCAATAATCTTAGTGTAACTACCTACACTGTCTTTGGTAAAGTCTTCATCAAGCAATATTACGTTGTTAAGGGTGTGAAGAAATTCTCTGTTTTCCGGCATCAGCTCATAACACTCAACCATCACAGAAGGACAAGCTCGGTGAATTGCTTTAATAAGCGCGCCACGCCCGGCACTTGGCTCCAGTACCGTATCATCCTCATGTATCCCTCCGGCAAGCATAACCAGCCAGTCGGCAACATCAGACGGAGTTTCAAAAAATTGATAATCCAGCTGTAGGTTGCACCGTTTACCCTCTTTCAAAACGGAAAACACACGTTCCGGATTAAACGGAAATGTGAAACCCTGTATCTTCCCACCTTGCCATGAGCCTCCGGCTTCTTCTATCCACTTCTTTGCTTCAGCATAAGACTTTTTGTTAAATTGAACTTGAGGAAGTTTCAGAACACCGTCCTCAAGAGTACAATGTTTCAATATCTCTTCCACACTCCATTTTTTGCCTTCGTCAGCCTGCTTTTTCTTTTCAGCTATCGGAACATCCGGCGCTAACAGTGAAGATATTTTTTCTACAACTATGTTGCTTGCGTCTATGAAGGCACTGACGCAAGATATCGCTTCGATCAAGAAATCGGTGTCAACATGCCCGGTATCGTCATAGATGTCTATCCCTTCGGTCATGGATGACAGTTCATTGAGCTGCGCAACACTACCATGTAACGTTTCGATTAAAATCTTTTTTTTGTTCGTCATAACTTTTCTGTAAATAAATTCTTGTTGTGTCTACACTTCCATGACCGAGAAGATCGGCCAGTTGAATAACATCTTTGTTTTTTTTCAGGAACATTTTAGCGAAAAAATGTCGGAAGGCATGCGCGTGCATCTTCTTTAAATCAATGCCGCAATGTTTCCCCCATGCTTTCAAGTGCTGGGAAAAGCCACGCTGTGTGATCGGGCCGAATCTCCCTACCGCAAAAATCCCGGTCTTACCATATTCCTTAGCGTAAACCTTCGCTTCCTGCTGCAATTGCTTTTGGAAGAAAAAACGTCTGTACTTGTTACCTTTACCTTTCAATGTAACCTCACCACTAATTATATCCTCCCATGTAAATCGTTGAAATTCCGACAGACGGGCGCCCGTTGTACCCAATACCTTGATAAAAAAGTAGTAATCCTTATTGTTTTTTCCCTTGAGATATTCCAACAGCCGGTTATATTCCTCTTCGGTCGGCACATTGTTCACATCAAGCTTGCGCTTTATTTTAGGACGCTTCAGTTCTATAGGCTTCTTCAGCCATTTAGAAAATCTTTCGATTGCTGTAATCCGCAAACGGATGGTAGCAGGAGATAATTTTTCTTCTTCAAGACTTTTTATAAACCTCCTGCAATTATCCATGTTTACCTCATTGGCATACTCGAAATACTTCTTCATGGATGTGTAATATATATCAACTGTATGAGAAGAGTAATCATTGTTGTCAGTCAGCCATATAATGAAATCATGAAGTTGTTTCTTGTTCTTCTCAGAAATGACATCAAGTTTTTCCAAAGGTTTCACCGCCTTTTCCCTTTTTCCATATCCGATGTTGAGGAAGGATAATAGATCGCATATAGCTGAACACATTATGGAGTGACGCACCATGACATCTGCATTTTCACGCTTGTAGTTCAAATAACCACGGCGGTTCACTTCTTTGCTCATCTCTAAAAAATCCGTGACATGCTTGATATATTTCCCGACAGTATCATAAGTCCTGCCTGTTGTGTATATGTAAGAAATATAATCAGTTAATATCTTCTGCCTGTCATTATTCATAATCTTGTTTAATTAAATTATACCAATCATTGCTATCTTCAAAAAAACATCTGTATCCATTAGCCGTATGTTTGCCTCTCACTTTCCGACATATAGCACTGATCAAAGAAGGAGCCACGCCAATCATCTTACCAGCCATTTGTATCGAAGGGAATACTCCACATAATTTCTCATCCTTTATCAAAACAACGCTCTTTTTATTCATGCCTGCACCAGTCTTATGCCAAGCCCCACGTCCTTTAGACAGATTTTTTATACTTCTGGCCTTGGAACGTTTTGAATGATAAACCATTTTACGACCCTTGTTGTGAGAAACACAACCTTTTAAAAATCGTCCGGTAATAAAGTCTCTCTCAAATCGCTCAGGCGGTATATATAATTCACTCATAAATTTTTTGAGTATTAATTTTTTTCAATGAAAGTATTGGTTGTATTCAACACTCCGGCTGAATCTTGACTTTTGCCATCTCTTATGAAGATTCCTTCTTCTTTCAGCCTTTCATAATCGATTTTATTCATAAGAATAACACTCGCATTGCCATCTATATACAGTTTGCATTGCATGAATTGAGTTCCTTTTACTTCCTCAATTACATCTATTTGCATTGTTCTTTTTTTACTCATATCTGTCCAATTTTAAAATTTCATCAATAGATGATAAAACACTCTCCAGTCTTTCCAACTGCTCAGAGTATTTCATAAGAAGATTTTCTTCTCTTTCCGTAGCCTCCCCTCCATTGTGAATATCATTATACTTTTCGTATTTTGATTTTACACTCTTATATGCTTTCTGAAAGAACGGAAGCAATATCTTACATTCCTCTTTGGTCATACAGACCGTTATCTCGTATGGAGATGAATACGATTTTCTAGTGCCATCTATGTGACTCATTTCTGTTCGTTATTGAAGTCATTAATATAACTACGCCCAGCATCAGTTGGACGATAAACAACATCACCAAATGGTCCAGCCGATTTCGTCAACAAACCGTTTTTTACCATTTCTTCTAAATCATCAGAGGGTTTACTATAACCACCCCATCCTTTTTTGCAGATATTCCTTAAATGAATAAGCTGCATCTTACTTAATTCTATATTCATTTGGTTCATATTTATTCGAGTTCGAAGATTCTGTTGATGGTGTCAGCTAATTTATCATTGATGATTTTCGAGT